GAGTATATCTTAAAATCATGCTCAAAGAATGCTTCATGTTGCCCATCAATCCACTATGGCTTCTATGACTTGAGTGTAAATGATGTGAAAGCTGTTTAAACGCATTTACAAGCCGATTTAAGGCCGATTTCATTCTCGCAAGTATATTTTTACCTACATCACCTAAAACGGACCCGTATGACCGCATAGCGTTTGTTGAACGCTGTGTTGATTCTGTCGCTCTATCTGTAGATTCGGCAACATCATTTTCAGCTTGTGTGTATCTCGATAATTCAGCTACGGTTTCGCCCTGTCTTGAAAATTTTACATTATCTACAGTCTCAAGAGCGGGTCCACGAGATATTCCTCGCTTATGATGAATCTGCGGTCCACGAACAACGCCACCACGACCATTAGACAATTCTATTCTTGCCTGCGACAAATCTTGTGTTGCTTTTGTCTGCTGTCTTATAGCATTAGTCTCTTGATTCAAATTCTGAAGATTCTGTACGGACGCATCATTCATCTCGGCATATCTTAACAATAAAATGGTAAGTACCTGATTCTGAATGTTTAAAGCTTCAGCTTTTTCTTTATAAGCCTGTGAATCTTTGCCAGATGTAAATGCTTCATTCTGTTCCACAAGCTGATTTAACTGACTCTGTAAATCAGTTATTACAGGTGAAAGCTGTTCAATTCGACCATTTACACGAGTCCAAGCGTCATCAAGTTTTCTGACTTCTGTTGGCAAGCTCATTTGTTCTGCTTTGAGCTGTTTTATAAGATGGTCCGCTTCTTCAACTGCATTCAAATCACTTCGAGTACGGGCCTCTTGTAACCGAGCTTCAGCATTTTCGATATCCACAATTATGGATTTTTCTCTTGCCTGAATTGTATTTCTATCTTGCTCAATCTGGTTCTGTTTTGCCTGTAATTTTGTTAGTGAACTCAACGCTTTTTCAAGCTGTTTATTGTAATAAGCATAATCTTCTGTTGGCAGTTTTGTATTGGACAGTCTTTGAGCTTCATCTGCCAATTTCTGCATACGATTATATGCACTTGTTAGATTCTTGATAAATGTTAAAGTCTTTGAATTGGCTGTACCCATATCAACCTTAGACAAAGTTTTTTTAACATCTGCTTCAAGCTTCTTTGCGTCCTGTAACGCTGTATCTGTGTTTAATCCAACCGGGATTCTAACTTCACCAGCCATTATTGACCTCCCGTATCCCAATTCGCCAGAATATCATTAAGATAGTCCTGCTCTTCCTTTGTATAGTTTTCTGTACGCTTGAAAAGTTCGGGATTCTCATTAACATAGTCCTGCTCGAATTTTTCTAATTTTTTACCTTTAATTATCTTACGTCTTATATTAACCACTGTTGACAGTGAGCTTTCACCTATAGCCATGTAATAAGCCATGAACGTCCACCAGTGCAAATATTTTTCTGCCCTTATTTCTTTACCAGCTACATTATTTATAGCTGATATAATCATTAATGAATCTTTGTCCCAGTCAATAACTTTTGCTTCCGTGTTTATTCCTGCGGACTGCTTCTGACCACAGTTAAAAAAAGAGAACATTTGCTTGACTGCCTCTTCTATGTCGCCAAGCCGTTGAATATCTTCAACATCATTCAACTCATCATAGAATACCACTAAACAAGCCAATATTCTCTCATTTTCTTCAAGTTCTGTATCCTGTAATAATCTAAAGCAGTCCAGCACCATACGAAAGTCTCCGTCCTTCCGTATGGCGTGTTCTGCATCATTGAGTATCACAGAAGTTGGTAACTCATACTCAAACATAGTTATTATCCTTTTTTAACATAGCCAGGAAGCTTATTGTTAATACGGGACTTTAAGTTATAAAACTCTTTGTTGATGTTATTCTCATAAAGTTTTGTGAGCGCGTTTATAATGTACTCGAACCTGAGCTGGCCTTCGAATACATCAAACATACAACCATTTGGTGCACACACACTGGATACAGGAGCACTGAATATGTAGTCCACAATCCCCCTCATCTTATCATCAGTATCTTTCATGATGCTGGTAAACTTTGACATGTCCTCTTCGGACCCGTCCTCAGCTGTTTCAGGAACTTCCTTTTCAGCGGCTTCTCCCATTTGGTTTTTCAGCTGTACAAATAACTCATACAAACGCTTTAAACCCTCTTCCAATCTGTTATAGATGGTCAAATCCGACAAGTTAAGTACAAACGATGCATCGGGATTTCCATCTATCTGAATAGTAGTTCCTTTTGTTGCTGACAAATCAAGGTTAATGATTTTTTTGTTGGTTTCTTCCATAATTCAATCCTCCTGTGATATCAAAATTATTTAGTTGTAACCCATATCGGAGCGGGTATCATTCTGTTGTGCTTGTTGTGTCAGGTGTGAACACAAAGTCATCGGTAAGCTTATCTACAGTACCTGTAGTAATCTTGTTACTGTAGTAAACTGTAATAGGCATATCTGTCTTTGTATCGCCACCGATGCTGTTGTACACGATTGTACAATCGTTATGCTTCTCAGCTTCATACTCGCCTACATCGCCCTTGAATGCTGTGATAACATAAACTGTAAAAGCGCCAAGCTCTGACAGTGCGTTTCTGCGTCTCTTTTCATTCAAGAACTCAGCAAGTGCATTTCCACCTGTGATGGTGAAAGGCTCGAAATTCTGCTGGGGCTGTGACTTGTTGACATCGGTGTAGTTCTCGCCAAGAATATCGGTTATGGTAGTGATATCATGATTGTAATCAATCTGTGATGACTCAATACGATGTCCAAGAATCTGGCGTTTCTGTGTACTACCTTCTGTCCACTCTGCAACAGTGATGAGCAATTTACGGTCGGCTCTCTGACCTGTCTGAAGATTAAAAGACATTGTTCTTTCCTCCTTAATTAGTAATTACTTTGCTATTGTCGATATAGTCAACCTGAATAGTAAAGCTGTATTTTGCTAATGCAGGTTTTAACTGCGTGTCTACTCCGTTCAATACTGGATTATCAGTTACAACGCGCATTTCCTCAATCTGACAATTATTGCCAAAATCAGGATAAATTCTTGCTTCTTCCTGCTCATTAACCCAATCGATAATGTCCTGAATATCAACATATTCCTGCACATTCTCGTTTAAATTAATTTGAGATTTTACAACAGCTTGATAACTGACTGACCTATAATCAATCAGTGTAAAGCTATATCTTTTCAGCACACTTCCATCAATATAAGGTTTATTGATGTTCTTATCGTTGCTGGCTGTGACAATCTGCTTGTTATCTGGTTTTGCATTGATGAAGTTAAAGAATAGCGGATTGCTCTGTATTGCTGGGCAGGTGCATAAAAAATCTATGACTGCCTTTTCTTTACTATCTGCCATAAATCTCTCTTGCCCTCCTCAACAATATGTTTTCAACGTCTTTGGTAAATTCTTCACCCTGTTCCTGCATCATGACCTCATCCCAATGTGCTGTAGCTCTCGGATGCTTTTCTGTGCTATAGTTCATTGACCTACCCGTAGGTGATTTTGGCATATTTGGTATGCTGAACCATCCGACAATTACACCATTTTCGATTATCGGGATATTAGGTCCGTAGACATTACCTTCATATAGATAATGTGCATACGGAACAGCTTCATTTCCCCATTGTACGTATTCTGGAGTTACCTGTGCAAATGCTGATTGTGAAAGGGCACCTTCGTCCATAGGAACATACGGGTCACATCTCTTTGCAAAAGCGGTATGTATCTCAAGCATGGTTGCATCATCAACGATATCCTGAAGTTGCTGTAATATGATATTGCTGATATCAACCGATACTGACATATTATACTCCTTGCGCTCTGTAATGTGGTAGTCCTCTGCCGGGCCCAACATTTACTGCGGCGACTTCAATCTCAAAACAACCTTGTAACTCTTTATACTTCTCAAGTAAATCTGATGAGCGATGCCCTGAGGCATACTCATTTATTACATCGTCAACATCGCCTTTAACGATGATATCTCCCTGTCCAAGTGTAAAAAATTGAGCTTTGACATCAGCAGGAAGATTTATCCATACACCTTTTTCTTTGAAGCTGGCAGACTCACGTATTCTACATACTGTACTGTTTGTCTCAAGAACTGTATCTCTGATTGTTACTTTATCATGTACATATTTCCAGAAACAACCATCAACAACATGCTTATACCACGTGACCATCTGTGTGATTGGGTCTGTGTATTTGTTGTAGATTGTAACAGTGGTATCCCACCAAACAGGATATTTACTCATTCGGATATACTCCTCTATAAAGCACTTTCTGTCCAAGACTATTCTTGACAGCTGAAAGATATTGGTCGACTATCTGTTTAATCTGCGCCTTACTGTTTTCAACCACATCTTTTGCATTAAGCACATTATAACTTACAGATACACCATCGTTGGACTGACTCGCGATTCCAGCGCCTTCTGCGTTATTCTGCGCTGATGCTGTATCAAGTCCATTGACCTGCTGTTGTGCTACGATGTACTGAATAATCTTGTAAACACATCTTTTTACAGCTTCAGGATATTCCTTTTCATTCTGAAGCCTGTTAAATGTGTACCAATCAACAACGGAAGAAGCTTCAAACTCTAAATCATTAAAGGTGGTTTCATCAGCTGTTCCACCATAATTCCGATATTCAAGATATGTCAGATACATTGACTACACCACCTTTCAATTATTTTGCTTTCTTAGTTCTCTTAGATACAGGTTCATCGACTTCAGCTGTAGCTTCATCGACTTCAGCTGACTTTGAAGTTGTAGCTTTGAGCTTTGCATTTTCAGCTTTAAGCTCTGCTAACTGCTTCTTTAAATCAGCAATCTCTGCCACATGCTTTTCATATGCAAGCTTTAATGAGTTAGTGTCGTTCGGAACATGCTCTTTAATCACGTTTCCAAGCGAATCCACAACATCATAGCCTTTAGAGATATATTTGTCTACTGCATCTGCAGGAACGTCTAAATAGACGTTCCTGCGCTTTACTGTAACTGTCTTAGCGTCTGTCATAACTGACTCCTTATATCAACTGTCATTCAGTTGTTTCTGTGGTCTCGGTAGTTTCAGTTGTCTCTGTAGTACCAGTTGTGCCGGCATCAGTGATATTAAACTGAATTGCATCCGACTTCTTGTTAAGAATGAATGCGTCCTCGAATGACTCCTCGTAGTAAACATACTTGCCTTCTGACATTGCTGAAGGAGCATCAAGTCTTGAGAAGGTGTAGCTTACGGGTGTGATGACTGCAAGCGGATGAACAAGGAACATGTTAATCTGCTTTGCTCCGGGAGCTACTTCCCAACCTGTAGTAAACTTATAAGCTGTTTTCATAAGTGTTGCAGGAACACCGATGACTTCAACCTCATCAAGTCTGTTTACTCTACGGTCGATTGCGTTGGGTCCTGAAGTGATGTCCATTGAACGTGAAATCTTATCAGCATTGCCGATGAGCTTCTTAACTTCATTGGTTACATACAGGATACGACCTGTAGGAGGTACCATTGCATTGTCCATCTTCAGCATTAAGTCATCAAATACATTGAGAACATTCTGAAGTGTAAGAACTGTGGTATCAGGTGTATGTGTCTCCTGAGTACGGGGATTCTTTGTCTCAAGCCAGTCAGTGTAAATCTTTGAAATGAGATAAGCATCCATTTCGGGGAACTTCTGCTCTGTATTAAATACGTTAGTGATGTTAGCGATGGTTGCTACCATGTTGGTCTGGTCAATGTCCATAGGATGAACAAGTGTAGACCACTTTCTCTGATTCTCAAGAGTCTTGGGCTCCCAAGCGTTGTCGTAATTACGCTGTGCAAATGCTACGGTATCTCTGTCAGCATTAACACGACCGGAAGTTGAAATGCTGGGAATCTCGATAGTCTTTGCACTTGTCCAACGATATCTGCCATTGTTAGGTGTGCTGTAAAGCTTACCAAAGTTGAGGACGTAAGGCCACATCTGTGATAATGCTCTTGAATACTCGGTCGCATAGTTAAGTGCTCCCTGTGCGGTTGTGCCATTGTTAGCGGGTGCTACATAATCGGGCATAGTTTTTTCCTCCTGTATAAAAATGGTTTTTAAGGCATAGGTCTAATCGGCGTAAAGTGCATCGCATTTAAAAAGCCTCCAGTCGGGTCACCTGCGTTTACATCTTCAGCTCCGGGTGTAGAACCTACGAACTGCGGTTTGCTCTCAGGACTTTCATTAAACTGGTTTAAATCAATCTCAGTAATGAATGCATCCTGATTGCTTTCGGTGTATGACTTCAAGAAGTCATCAGCACCAAGAATGGAGTCATTCTCCATCTTTAACTGCTTTGCAAGCATAGACTGTATGAAGTCTCTTTTAGCGGCCGTACTTGAGAACGTCTGTCCATCAGCATACCTATTAACTGCATACTTATAGGCCTGCTCCTGTAACTGCTTCTTATGAGCTTTTGAATCCTCATCATACTTAGACTGTAAAGTCTGAAGCTGTGTGGTAAGCTCGGCAAGCTTTGTAGTATCTGCGCCTGCACTCTCAAGCTGTTTCTTTAGAGTCTCCAAGTCTGTGTCGCGTGTTGAGATTGTACCTGTAAGAGTCTCAATCTCTCTTGCTTTTGACTCAAGCTCGGCATCAAACTTACTCTTGGACACATATGCGCCTTCGCTCAAATCAGCAAACTTAGCATTGCCAGCTTTTGCTAATTCGGCAAACTGTTCATAAGTCAATACGCCATTCTCTGCTTTGTCAAAAATTTCTTTGATGTTCATAAATTTCCTCCATTCTTTATGTCTGTTATTTGTAAACGCGGATTACAGTGTCCGCTGAATGTGCGTTCTTTAAACGACTTTACGCTGGTCGTATATATCAATGGGCTATTCACCCTTTTGATAACTGATTTTCCACTGATTCCATGCGTCTTTCAAGATTGTGTACTTTCTCAATTAAGACAGGTACCTGCTCGATACCAGCACTATGTTTTTCCACCTGCGCTGTGATATAATCAAGCTTGATGTTCATCTCCGACTGATTAATTTCTAATTTATGCTCAATCTGCCTGTTCGACATGATATTGGTAAAAATTATTCCAATCAACGCTAAAACACCAGTGATAATTGAGGGCAGTATGTTTTCCATGAGCGACCTCCTTTGAG